ATCGTTGCGCGCGAGCGTGCGGCGGAGAAGGTGGCCGCTGGGTTGGGTGACCCGCGGAATCTGTTCGTGAGGTTCAGCTGATGGCGAAGCGGAAGGGCGGCAGCAAGGCGACCGGGTTCGAGCCCCAAGAGCAGCCAGCACCGAAGCGCCGGCGCCGAGCCTATGAGGGCGCGATGGTGTCGCGGCTCACGTCCGACTGGGTGACCTCCAGCACGTCCGCTGATGCTGAGATCGACGGCAGCCTGATCAGGCTGCGCAACCGCTCACGCCAGCTGGTGCGTGACAACAGCTACGCCAGGCAGGCGATTCGCGCGATCGGCGCCAACGTGGTGGGCCGTGGCATCCGGCTGCAGGGTCGGGTGATGATGCAGCGCGGCGGCGGCCGGTTGGATCAGGGCCTTAATGGCCGGATCGAGGCAGCTTGGCAGCAGTGGTCACACAAGGACCGCTGCCACGTGGCAGGCAAGCTGAGCCTGCCGGAGATCCTGCGGCTGGCGATGCGCAGCGTCGCTGAGTCGGGCGAGGTGTTCATCCGTGTGGTGCCGGAAGCGTTCGGCCGGAGCCGTGTCCCGCTGGCGCTGGAGATCATCGAGGCGGACTACTGCGACGAGGGCAAGAGCTCAGGCCCTGATGCGCAGGGCAACGAGTGGCGCATGGGCGTGAAGGCCAACCGCTGGGGCAGGCCGATCAGCTATGCCTTCCGCACGCGGCATCCGGGCGACATCGTGAACGGGGTGGGCTATGCCACGCAGGAGGTGCCGGCATCTGAGATCATCCACCTGTTCGTGACGGAGCGGCCGGGGCAGACGCGCGGCATTCCGTGGATGGCGTCAGCAGTGAAGCGCCTGCACCACCTCGCCGGCTACGAGGAGGCGGAGGTTGTGCGGGCGCGCGCCAGCTCGAGCCTGATGGGGTTCATCACCAGCCCCGAAGGTGAGCTGCAGGGTGATGACGTCTACGACGAGGAGCGCGTGAGCAACTTCGAGCCAGGCGTCTTCAAGTACCTGGCGCCGGGCGAGTCGGTGAGCGTGCCCCAGCTGGATGCACCCGATGGGCAGTTCGAGCCGTTCCTGCGCGCGATGCTGCGATCGGTGGCGGCGGCGATCGGCTGCAGCTACGAGACGATCAGCCGTGACTTCAGCCAGTCCAACTACAGCAGCAGCCGGCTCAGCCTGCTAGAGGATCGGGAGGAATGGCGGACGTTGCAGGACTGGCTGATTGAGCATCTATTGCAACCGGTCTATGAGCGGTGGCTGGCAGCAGCCGTAGGCAGCGGCTCGCTGGTGTTGCCTGGGTATGAGGTGCTGCCTGAGCGGTTCGAGGCTGTGCGGTGGTTCCCACGTGGTTGGGCGTGGGTTGATCCGGGCAAGGAGGTGGCGGCCTACAAGGACGCGGTGCGGTCTGGCTTCAAGACGCAGGCGCAGGTCGTGGCGGAATCCGGCGGCGATCTCGAGGATCTGCTGCTGGCGCGCGCCAATGAGGTAGATCGTGCCGAACAGCTCGGCTTGCAGTTCGACACCAACCCGGCTCAGGTGTCAGGCGCTGGTGTGACTCAAGCCCGCCCACCTGGATCTGAACAACCCGGTCTTGCAGATGCTCAGCCAGATGCCGGCCTTGAATCTCCCGAGGAAGAAGATGCCGAGGATCCCGACGAGATCGAAGAGGTCGAGAGCTGATGGTTCAGTCAGGACCGCTACCATGGAGCCACGACGGATGATCACGCCAGTGGATCTGCACGAGCTGAACAGGCAACCACTGCAGCGGCTGGCGTCGTTCGACTATGCGACAGCCGCTCGCGCAAAGGATGAAGAAGGCGCCGAGGAATCGCGGTCGCTTGAGTTTCCTTTCAGTAGCGAGCAACCTGTAGAGCGGTGGTTCGGCACTGAGGTGCTGTCTCATGCAGACGGTGCCATGGACATGGCCCGGCTGAATGATGGTGCGCCGCTGCTGTGGAATCACGACCCCGATCGTGTGCTGGGTGTGATTGAACGCGGCTGGGTTGAAGATGGCCGCGGCTATGTCCGTGTCCGGTTCTCCCGCTCCGCATTCGCTGAAGAGAAGCTGGCTGATGTCCGTGATGGCATCCTCCGGAATGTGTCGGTTGGCTATGCCATCACCGACGCCAAGCCCCTGCGGGCGAACGGCCAGGATGGCATCCTGGCCACTTCATGGCAACCTCATGAGGTGTCCGTCGTCAGCGTGCCAGCCGATGCCACCGTCGGAATCGGGCGAAGTCTCGAAGATGGCGGAAGCGCGGCCGAGGCCGCAACCCAACCCACAACCCCCCAACCCATGGAAAACCAAATCGACATCGAGGCGGTGCGGGCGCAGGCTGCGGCCGATGAGCGCCTGCGCGTTGCCGCTATCACCGGTCTCTGCCGTGAGCACGGCGCCGACGATCTCGCCCAGGGCTTGATCGAGCGCGGCGCGTCTGAAGCTGACGCCATGCGCGACGTGCTGGCCACGATCGCCAAGCGCGCCAAGCAGCCGGCCCAGCCCGCTGCTCCTGCAGCTGCTGCCGCTCAGCCCATCGCCCGCTCCGCTGACATCGGCCTGACCGACAAGGAGACCCGCCGCTACAGCTTCCTGCGCGCCATCCGTGCGCAGCTGCTGCCCAATGACCGCAACGCCCAAGAGGCCGCGGCCTTCGAGCGTGAAGTCAGCCAAGCCGTTGAGGCACAGCTGGGCACCACCGCCCGCGGCTACCTCGTGGCCAATGAGGTTCTGCACCGTGACCTGACCGTCGGCACCGCCTCGGCTGCTGGTGATCTGGTGTTCACCGATGCACGCCCCGGCAGCTTCATCGAGTTGCTGCGCAACCGCCTGGCACTGAGCACCCTCGGCGTGACGATGCTGTCCGGCCTGAATGGCCCGGTCGCCATTCCCCGCCAGACCGGCGCTGCTACCGCCTACTGGGTGGCTGAGAAGGGTGACCCCACCGAATCCAATCCGACAGTGGATCAGGTCAACCTGACCGCCAAGACCCTCGGCGCCTACACCGAGTTCAGCCGCCGGCTGATCCTGCAGAGCTCCATCGACGTGGAGCAGATGGTGCGCACCGAGTTGGCCACGATCATTGCGCTCGAGATCGACCGCGCTGCGCTGTACGGCACCGGCTCCAGCAGCCAGCCCGAGGGCCTGAAGTTCACGACCGGCATCAACACCGAGGATTTCGGCGCTGCTCAGCCCACCTATGTGGAGCTGGTCAGCATGGAGAGCAAGATCAACGCCGACAACGCCGACATCGGCGCCATGGCCTACATCACCAACTCCACCATCTACGGCGGCTTCAAGACCACCAGCAAGGCCGGCACCGATGCCGTGTTCGTGCTGGAGCCTGGCGGCACCGTCAACGGTTACCCTGTGGTCCGCTCGAACCAGATCGCTTCTGGCGATGTGTTCATGGGTTGCTGGAATCAGCTCATCCTGGGGATGTGGGGTGCGCTAGATCTGCAGGTGAACCCCTACGCCCTGGACAAGTCCGGCGGTGTGCGGGTGACTGCGCTGCAGGATGTGGACGTCGCCGTCCGTCATCCTGAGGCCTTCTGCCGCGGCAACAACACCCTGTGATGATGCAGCTCCTGATCTTGCGCCAGACCTCCATTGCCGGCCGGCCCGCTCGGGTCGGTGATGTGATGGAGGCGAACGACCGAGACGCCCGGCTGCTGATCGCCAGCGGCAAGGCTGAACCGGCTCCGGTGGTGCAGGATCCGGAGCCTATCCCCGCGCCACGGCGCACCCGCAAACCCCGCACCTAGACCCATGGCAGTCAATGAGCTCACGCTGGAGAAGCTCCAGCACTTCACCCTGCTTGCCACCACGACCATCACCGCGACGGGTAACCAGACCGGTGTTGATCTGGCCGGCTACGAGGGCGACGTTCAGATCATCCTGAGCGGCACCGCTGCTGGCGCTGGCGCTGATCTGACCTTCCGCATTGAGGAGTCGGACGACAACACGACCTTCACCGCTGCCACCGGTGGTGGCTTCACCGCCATCGGCAACGCTGCAGCTAAGCAGGTGATCACCCTCAACTCCAACGACCTGAAGCGGTACATCCGCCTTAGCTGCACCGCCGAGACTGGCACCGCGTCCAGCTCTGTGACCTGCTTCGGCTACGGCCTGAAGAAGTACGGCTGAGGTTGAGCCATGGCATGGTCTGAGGATCCAACAGATTTCTTGACAGACTTCGGGGTCAGCGTGACCGCGGATGGTGTCACGGGTCTGGGGATCCTCGACATGCCTGGTGAGTATGTGGCCGATGGCCGCGTGATCACCAACGAATACCAGCTGCGCGTTGAGTTCTCCAAGTTCGGCGCTCTCAGCTATGGCGACAGCGTGACGGTTGACGGCGACGCATACACAGTCCGCGAAACGCCGATCGTTGCTGATGATGGTATCTTCTGCGTGATGCTGCTGACCAAGGACACAGCAACCTTGGCGCCGCCAGATGGTCCAGATGTGTCGGCTGATTTCCTGCAGGATTTCGGCGTGCCGATCACAGCTGCTGGCACCAGCAGCCTAGGCATTCTTGACGCACCGGGCGAGTATGTCGCCGACGGTCGCGTGATTACCGACGAGTATCTGCTACGCGCTGAGTCTGCCTTATTCGGTGGTCTAACCTACGGCGACAGCATCACAGTTGACAGCCAGTCATACACCGTGCGTGAAGCACCGTTGCTGGTTGACGATGGCATGTTCTGCTTGGTGCTGCTGACGAAGACAGCGCTCGGGCATCTGCTCCTTGAGGATGGCTTCGACATCCTGCAAGAAACTAAGTTCAATCTGCTAGTTGAGGCGTGATGGCTGACTCCAAGGTTTCACAGCTGACCGCGGCGACCACACCCCTAACTGGTGCAGAGCTTGCCTACGTGGTGCAAGGTGGCAACAGCCGCAAGACCACCGCGCAGGCGATTGCCAACCTAGTTCCTGGAACTGACCTCAGCTACACGCAGAGCACGCGCACGCTGGCCAGCAGCACCGGCGCTGACGTGGTACTGCCTGAGGCTACCGCCAGCCTGCCTGGTCTGATGGCCGCGGCAGACAAGGCACTAACTGATGCGCTGATCGCAGCTGGCGTCACAGCAGCTGGCACAGTCGTCACGATCCCGCACATCCACGGTGATCTAGCTGGGTCGGTCTACATCCACGTCAAGAACACCAGCGGCGCGCCGCTGAGCAAGGGCACACCGGTGCGGGTGACCGGAGCTGTCGGCGACACCACAACGCTCGAGGTGGCGGCCGCTGACGCAGCCACCGCTGGCACCATGCCAGCGATCGGGATCCTTGGCGACACATTGGCCGCTAATGCCACCGGCCATGCGGTGGTAGGCGGTGAACTCACGGGTCTTGCCACCGGCTCCTACAGCATCGGGCAAGCGCTGTACGTGGCCGCTGGTGGTGGCCTTACGGGCACCAAGCCGACAACCGGCACGGTGCAGCAGGTGGCGATCGTCGGCCGCGTGCACGCATCCACCGGCAGCGTGACCGTGACGATCGGCGCGCTGATCAGCCCCAACTGGGACACGGCCTACTCAGAGCGTCTGCGCTGGGATGGCGGCGCCACAGGGCTAGATGCAGCGACAGGCCGCACCAGCTTGGGGCTGGGCGACAGCGCAACCCGCAATGTCGGCACGACTGCAGGCACTGTCGCCGCCGGTGACGACAGCCGCATCACCGGAGCACTGAGTGCTGCCACGGCGGCCACCACTTACCAGCCGCTGGATGCTGACCTTACGAGCATTGCGGCGCTGACGACTACGGTATTCGGCCGATCATTCCTGACGCTGGCTGATGCTGCTGCCGGCCGCACCAGCCTGGGGCTGGGCAGCTTGGCCACGCAGAGCGGCACCTTCAGCGGCACCAGTTCCGGCACGAACACCGGTGATGTGACGCTGGCTGCCAGTGTCGCTGATGTGCTGAGTCTGAGCGGGCAGGAGCTGCAGGCCGACGATCCTGGCGCTGATCGTCTCTTGTTCTGGGATGACTCTGATGGCAAGCTGACCCACCTCACCGTGGGCGCGAACCTAACTATCGCTGGCACTACAATCAGCGTGTCTGGGATGCCTGCCGCTGCAGATGCTGCACCGTTGGCGCTGGGAGCATCTGCCGTAGTTGGCACCAGTACAGATTATGCACGCGAAGACCACGTGCATGTGTTGCCGACCGCTGGCCAGGTTGGTGCAGCCTCAACTGGTGCGATCACTGGCAGCGGCCTGACGATGGCTACAGCCAAGCTGTTGGGCCGCACTACTGCGAGTACCGGAGCGATTGAAGAGATCACGGTGGGAACTGGTCTATCGTTGACCAGTGGCACCCTCACCGCTACTGGTGGTGGTGGTGGCAGCGGCTCATCAGCTGGCGCCGACCTGTATCTTGCAACCCAATTCGTGTAATCCATGGCAACTACTCCTCAGTTCATCAACACTCCGCGAATTGCTCATGCCAACACGGCGACAGCGAATACCGCGATTGATGGCACCGGCACGATCACTGAAGTGATCCAAGGTGCGACAGGCGGCACAAGGGTGCTGGAACTGGTTGTAAAGCTGGCAGCGACATCTGCAGCAGCACAGGTAAACCTGTTCCTGACGACTGACTCTGGCACTACCTGGCGGCACTTTGATTCTGTCACGGTTAGCGCTGCAACGGTGTCAACGACGGTGGCATCAAACCGCACGAGCCGCACCTATTCCAATCTGCTGCTGGCGAGTTCAGCGCATCGAGTGGGATTCACGACGACGATCGCGCAAAGCACCAACGTCTTTGCGCTTGGTGGTGATCTGACCTAATGGGCTACGACAGCATCAGAGGATGGCCGAGCGGCAATGCACTGCTGAACCCACCGCAGTGGGGTGATGACATTTCCGACCGTCGCCGCACGCAGGCTGACAACACGCTTGGCACCGTGTACCCACAGGCACTCAGCTGGGGTGGCACGCCTGCACCGACGACGGGGGCGGTGTGGATAACAAGAAGAAGCGCTGCGAATAACAACTGGCAAAGCGTCTGCTGGGCTGCTGAGCTTGGCTTGTTGGTTGCGGTTTCCTCGAGCGGCACCGGCAACCGCGTGATGATATCACCTGATGGCATTACTTGGACAACGCAAACAAGTGCTGCGGACAACGCCTGGCTTAGCGTTTGCTGGGCTGCTGAGCTTGGCTTGTTGGTTGCTATTGCTCAATCAGGCACCGGCAACCGTGTAATGACATCACCTGATGGCATCACATGGACAACGCAAACAAGTGCTGCAAATAACATATGGGCTAGCGTCTGCTGGGCTGCTGAGCTTGGCTTGTTGGTTGCGGTTGCCAGAGATGGCACCGGCAACCGCGTGATGACATCACCTGATGGCATTACTTGGACAACGCAAACAAGTGCTGCAAATAACACTTGGAACAGTGTCTGCTGGGCTGCTGAGCTTGGTCTGCTTGTTGCAGTTGCAAGCACCGGCACCGGCAACCGCGTGATGACATCACCTGATGGCATCACATGGACAACGCAAACAAGTGCTGCAAACAATCAATGGCGAAGCATCTGCTGGGTTGCTGAGCTTGGCTTGTTGGTTGCTATTGCTGAATCAGGCACCGGCAACCGTGTAATGACATCACCTGATGGCATCACATGGACAACGCAAACAAGTGCTGCGGATAACACCTGGTCTAGCGTCTGCTGGGCTGCTGAGATTGGTCTGTTGGTTGCGGTTGCCAGAGAGGGCTCAGTCATGACCTCACCGGATGGCATCACTTGGACAACAAGAACAGGCACTACGGATACTTGGCTTAGCGTTTGCTGGGCTGCTGAGATTGGTCAGCTTGTTGCTATTGCCCTTGGCGGCGCCGTTAACCGGGCGATGACTTCATCATGAACATCAACGATCGCGTCAACCGCATTGAAGACCGCGCCACCACAGGCGCCGTTATTATCGACATCGACCACGAGGTTGGCTGTGCTCTGATCGCCTACGACGAAGGCGGCGAGGGCTGGTGGCCTCTTGATTCCATCGCTCCCGAACGATGAGCTCACGCAGCGAACAGATCCTGGCGCACATCGCCACCACCCTTGCCGCTACCGCTGGCATTGCCACCGTCTACCGCTCCAGGGTGGAGGCCTTCTCACGCGATGAGGCACCATCCATGGTGATCGAGCCCGGTGGCGAAACCGCGCGCGAGATGAGCACCTGCAAGCTGGACTGGACGCTGCCCGTGTTGGTGGCGATCTACACCCGCGGCAGCATCCCTGACCAGCTGGCCGATCCGATCCGCGTCAGCGCCCACGGTCTGCTGATGGCTGACCGCACCCTCGGCGGTCTTGCGCTGGACATCGTTCCGGTCGGCACCGATCCCCAGCGGGACAAGGCTGACCTCACCTCGTTATGGCTGGTGTGCACCTATCAGGTTCGCTACCGCACCCTGGCCAACAACCTCGAGACCGCCTAGCACAGGCCGGGCTAGGCTGGTGCTCAGATCACGTCTGCGCCAATGGCTCGCCACCAGATCAC